TCATAGCTGGCCCTCCTCTTCTTCTTGCTTGAAAGACTTGAAAAAGCCGCGAGCAATAGCCCGCATCCTGAACGCAGCGGGACAATCGTGATCGTCGAGGTAGGTGTCTGCAATCTGGCCGATGGAGGCGCGAAGCTGGGCCACCTCCGTTTCTAGCTGATGAATAACTTTCCGGTAGTGGCTCGGAAAGTCGTGTGTGTAACGTGTCTCGTTTGGTATTTCTGTTTTCATGTTTTTGATTGCGCGTTTAACGTATGCGCGCCCCACGGTGGGGTTAGCTAACGCGAGGATCGAAGTGCCGCCACCGCCAGAGCGCAAGCAGCTTCTGGAATACGGAGAAGCTACGGCTGATCTCGTCGTCATTGTATCTGACGGCATCGACACGTCCCACCTCCGTAGTGGAGATGTAGATGTTCACACCCATCGCTCCGTGTCTGCGTAAGACGTAGAGGTCATTGCCCCACAGGTCGTCGGCATAAGCATATGCTGCGATTTGGACTGGGTGTGTTTCAATCGGCTCCACTTCTACCCCGGGCTTGGTGCGTTTGGACTTGAAGTCCACAATGGCGAGGACGTTGCCGTACTGCCCCATTAGGTCGCACGTTCCGGCATAACCCTCGTAGCTGTTGACGACACGCAATTCGGTGTAGTGCGGCGTGATGCCAAGTTGCTCGATTTTGTGAACGGCGGGGAGAACGAACTCACGGCAGGGTACAGCTTTGCCATCAGGCATGGCGAACGTAACGGTGCCATCCCATGAGTCATGGTCCGTGTAGTACTGCTCCAGCGAAGCGTGGATCAGGGTGCCGAGATCAGCCGCGCCTGCTGCATCCTCCCCCGCAAGCTCGGTGATGCGGCCACGATAGGCTTGCAGTTCCTCGCTCGCAAAAGGTGGGTTGTTGTAGCAGGCTTGGATCACCTGATAGGTCTTGTATTCCTCGAGGCCCGGAGCCGAAAGCATCTTGGTGAACTCCGTGACTGACGGCAGGAGCCGCTGCTCACGGATGTCCTTGAGGTTTGTCGGCCTAGTGGGATTCTTGGCCCCCGGCTTAGTCAGCTGATAGTGGACGGCGGTGCCATCCCGTCTGTAAGCGTGCATTAGGAGGTGAGGTATTTGAGTAGGGCGACAATGGCGAGGCCAATGATGCCCAGCACCACGACAGTGCGAACAACTGCCACCATCACTGCTGCCCACAACAAGTGGTTTTTCATTAGTACGGCACCTCTTCGGACGGGACCTCGTTCGTTGCCGTCACCGGAGCCAAATCTCCTGATTGCAAACGTTGTGCAACATGGATAATCATGGAAGCCATTGCCCACAGACTTTGGTCATCAACACCACAGTTGCGTGCAATCAGAGTGTCTACGGCCTTGTTGATAGCCATGCCGACAGTCACTCCCTCAACGCGGGAAGGCCCGGAAACGGCGTTTCCTTCGCTTTTACGGGGTTCTTCGGCCACAGGGGCAGTCTGGGTAGGGGGAGCGTCCCCAATGGCCTTAAAAGTGGCCCTATCTCCGACCACCAATCCCATCCTGCCGTGATAATCGTTCCCGCGACGAAGGCTCATGCCCGAAAATTCAACCCTCTTGCCCACGACGTGCTCGAAAGTCCGCGAGAAAGAGGTAGCCTCCGCCACAAGCTGACCATCCCTAAGGATGGCCTTAAATATCGTTTTGCCAGCGGCAGTTGTCTTTGGATATGCGCTTTCGACGGTGGCCGTAATCGGGCCACGAACGTATTCACCTTGATTTGTACTTTGTAGGTTATTCATGTTTTGTTGCAGTTGACTGACAAAAACCTATATCTATAGCTATACTTTACGTATTATTAATTACTGTATCTTCTGTGTTATATATGCACGCGGTGGTGCGTACATCTTCAACGCAAAAGCGCGTACCGCCTCGACGGTAGATGATGCGCTTGCGGCTAAGGTTGGACATGATGCGCTCGACAGTTCTGAGGTTTAGTCTGAGCGATTCCGCAGCATACCTATCGCTACCGAAGTAGCCTCCCTTGAATGAGCCAATGAAGGAGGCCACTAATTTCTCGGAGTGCGACAGGTTGTTGTTGGTTAGGATGTGCGGAGGAATCCAAAGTCCCCTACTCATGGGTGCGGGTCGTCTCTGCGATAGTCGGTGAGGTCTTCAATCTCGCGGCGCAAGCGGCGGATTTCCTCCTCTAAGCGGTCAACGCAGAGAAAGAGTTCCGCTCGGCAGTCCTCCAGCCCCGTTGTGGCCTCATTGTCAACCGGCAATCGCGCCCAGCCGATCAGTTCGTCAACGCACTCTCGTGCCTTGTCGGCGTCTTGTTCGTATGTATTCATTATTTTTTTGTAGGTTCACGGTAGCTACCTAAGTCCTCACGTGAGAACCACTTGAGAGGGAGCACCGTGGGAGCTCTTGTCTCTCTCGCCGGAATCGGCGGTAGTCGTTTTTTCCTCGCTACCTGTGCCCTGAACAGGTGCAGCCTTCCACGCTCCGTCCGTAGGGTCAAGGAAAATTTCACCCCGGATCATTTCGTCGGCGCAACGGTTGAGCGTTGAGGTGCTTATCCCGGCACGGTCTGCGTAGCCTTTCCGTCCGATGTAAGCCCCATGAGCAGCAGCGCGGGCCTGTGCGTATTGGAAGACAACCTCGCACGCAGCCTGAGTGATTCGCGGCATCCCCTCGCGCCATTTGTCCCGGCGCACCATGCCCTTCCCAAATCCTGAGCTTATTCTCGTTTTTGTGGCAATGGGAGCGCGTGTCTTTCTATTGGCTGAGGCGAGGAGTTTCTCTTCTTCCTCTTCCATGCGCCGCACTCTTTCCTGCATCCGCTCCCAGAATCTGACGCAGCTAGTGATTGTTGATGGTTCCATTATCGGTTGAGGTAGGTGTGATTGCCCGTGAAGACACGCTTGCCGTAGTTAACGCGGCTCTCGCCGTTAGCCACGAGCCAGTCAGATTGCATGGATTGCGTAACCTTCTCAGCCTTCTTGATCTTGAAGGAGCGTGGTCGTGGATCATTGCCAGAGAAGACCAGACCGCAGTTGCGCTTGTGGTCACAGATAGGCTGAGCACCAGCCATCTTGAGACCTTCGTCTGTGGTGCACCATGCGTGGCCTAGGTTGGTCGTGCCATAGCGCAAGCGAGCAGAGTCGTCGCGTGCAATGATGGCATCCCACGTCTTGCCACGGCGCAACAGCATACCAAAGGCGAAGTAGCCGCTGATGTACTCCAAGCCCTTCTCCTCGGCTTGTAGCCAAGCACGAAGCAGAAGCTCGGAGTCGCACGTCGTCGTGATGTTGGCAACGGTGTCGGAGTCAACAACGCCATTGTGAATGAGCGCACTCTCGCCGTCGTCGCCAAGCATTGGATGCGTGTTCTCTACGTTGATGCCACAAGTGGCCTTGCGCCCGTGAATCATGAGCCAGCCACCGTCTGATGGTTCCGAAGCAGACTCAGAGCGTGAGCCAAAGGCTTCTGCCCAGTCTGGCAAATCGAACACGTCTAGGTTGGGACTAGACGACTTCCACCATGCGAGCTTCTTGCGCTTGGAAAGCCACATGGCACCGAAGCCATCTGTCTCGCCGGAAGCAGAGAAGTAGAGCCATAGCTTGCGGATAAGCGCATCGCGTTCGGCTGCGTTATGTTGCTGAAGGATAAGGATCTTACACATATGTTTTGTTTTTTAGTTTTCGGACGAAATACTAGCGTTGCTGTCATACTGACGTGGATTGAGAGCACGATGGCGAGCACGCCAGTAAGCCATGTCGTGCTCGGCAATCGGTAGCTGTTCAAGGGTGCCAATGCAAGTGCCGGGTTTCGGCTTCCTGTTGAGAGCAAGCAACACCTCGCACAAGCGAATCCATGCAATCACCTTCTGATAGTCGCAAGTACCGCTGTGTACACGAATCTCCAGCGTGTTGTGCTTGCTAAATGAGCACACGTTGACGGCACGATAGCGGTCATTCTGCGAGATGCCGAAGCGTGCGTAACGGTTGTCACGACGCGACTCTGGCAGCAACTCACGCAATGCGTTCAGCCACTTGTCAACAATCTTAGCCTTGGCAAGCACGGTATCGAAAGCCTTGCCGCGCTGGTCGAAGTGGACGTGCAAGCCACACGATGAGTTCACACCAAACTGCATGGAGTCCAGCAACTTACACAAGCGAAACAAACGAGGCTCAAGCAAGCCTCGGGGGAACAGAACCTTAACTTCATGCTGATGCTTGCCACCCGGCGGATTGATTGATCCGTCATCGGCAGCAGAAGCCCACACAGGAAGTTGTGCAGTTAAGGCGTCTCGATTAAGTGCACAGAAGCCCTCAATCTCAATGCTGATGGCGCGGTCATACTTGAACGTATCTGGTGTGAAGTGCATCTTTGCGACTCGCTGACGGAATGTAGTCGTTAGCGGGTCAACACGACGCGCAGAACCGAGGCTAGTGCGGCGTGCATAGTATGAACTAAGCAAAATACGTTGCGATTCGTCAATGGAACCAATTAGACCTGCTAAAAACTTGCCAATTTTCAGCATCTTTGACGACACGGTGCCGTCGCGAACGTATGGTCTAATACTTAGGCTCGGCAACGGAACATAAGCTGCGCTACCAGCCACGGGGTCCCTAAACACGCCCCATCCATAACCATCATGCAACAATGAGGTGGCAGTTAACGTATAGCCAGCGTTTTCTGCTGACATTCCTCCACACACTTGCGCCACGCAAGCACGCCACATATGTCTGGATGTCTGTTTGTTGCCCGGAAGGCCAGACATATGCCAGAGCAGGTTTGGGTCTTCACTATCCTCCAACAGGGCTTTGTAGCCCGGAACTTTCGCAATCAATAACTTACGATAGTTTTTCATGTTTCTTTATGGTTGGGAACCTCGGAATTGAGAGTTCCATGGAATCCACCGTTGGCGATGGATTCGAGGAGCCATCACTTACATTCTCGATTTAACCTTGCGCCAATAGTTCTCGGTGGCGCGTTTCTTTGGCCCATTCGGTCCACCATTCCAGACCTTCGCTCTAACTTCGTCAGAGACAGGCCAACCATACTTTTTGCCGTAATGATCCGTATAGATTCGGAACATCTCTTGGCTGTGAGTCAGACTATACCTGTCTTTTGACGTGAAACGAGTGCCAGCGATGCGATTGACATCCTGCACGACCACTTCCCAGATTTGGGCTGGCCCCACGGCTTTGCCGTTGTCGCCAACAGCACGCACATTGCCTCCGGATTCGACGGAGACAATGGCGGCGAACAGAACAGAGAGACTGTACAGCCTCATGAGTTAGGCAACGCGGTCCAACTTCGCCTGCAATTTGGCAATCTGATTGCGAATACGATCAGCCTCCGACTGTTCAGACTTGCGAGTGAACACGAATGAACATTTATCCGTACGCTTGCCTTCGATTGACTTTGTGTCAGTCAAAACGAATCCCTGTTCCTGCAATGCCGCAACGGCAGCGAGAATCCCCGCACCGTCCAAGCTGCCGAGCTGTTCGCGTTTGGCGAGACGTGCCGCCTTGATTTGTTCGCGATAGGCAACCATTTCGTCTTTTGAAAACGAATTGCCTCTATTTACGCGGTAGACAATTTCCTGACTATTGAGTACCAGTTGCATATGTTTTTGTTTTTTATGATTTGCGCTAGTTTAGCCGCCAGAAGTTGGCGTTACGCTCCGTTGCCACGACGAGGCACTAGCTTTGCGTTAACGGAGAACTGCAATTAATTTACGGAAGGAACTCGTCTCCCATTAATTGCAGGCTGATTTTTTTTGTTTCAAGGTGTCCAATTTACGCAATTGGTTTGCGACCACATTCACGCAAGTAGTTGGCGGCCTTCCTTGTCTCGGTCCGCGAGGTTCGCGCCTCGCGTGTAGGTCCGGACGCCATGCCATGCACTCCCGGTTGGCGACCCTACACGACCCCTGTGGGGCCACTTGGGCTGGCGTCGCGTCTCCGGGTCTGGTTCCAATTCACCCTACACCCTCGGCGCGCCTAGCGGATTAGGTTCCTCCTCCGTGGCGGCTTACGCTCGCGGTTCTTATGGAGTTGCCCCAACCTCGGAACCGTGCGGCTCCGCATCGACTGTTAAAGATCGCCCTGACGACGCACATCACACCACGCCCGCCGCCCAGTGCGAGAAAATTCGTACACTGTCTCGCAAGTCGCGCAACTCCAACGACTTAGAACGCATCTTTTTTTCCGGTAGTGGCGCACTAACTACGCAAAAGAGCGAACCGGCGGCACCCTAAATCTCCCCGGTCGCGCCACTAAGTAAACGTTAACCCACAGGGAGTCACCAGACCCTCGCCTAACGCGCAACAAGGGACTGTTCCACGTGGAACAATCAGCCACTTGCAATAGCAGCCAAGGGACAGTTGCAACGGTTAGGCATCCGTCCGGCGGACCCCTTCCATCCCCATTGGCAACTTACTTTCAAACGCGAGGTGGCTGCATTGCGAATGATTGGCTGGTGCCGGTCGTTTGCATTGCTAGTCGTTTGCATTTGTCTATTGACAGCAACAGATAAGCACTTGCTTTGCTACTGCCAGCCACTTGCAATAGGGGGGGAGGGGGTAGCGCTGCGCCGTCGCTGTCGCATTATGATAGGTCCACAAGCCACTTTTAAAAATATTGCAAATGGGGGGGCGTAAGAAACAAAGCGGGTGGTTTATTTTTAAACTTTTGCACAAAAGGGGCTTGTTTAATTTGCAAGAGTTTGTCTTAAAGGGGGTATGGGGAGGAAGTCTAAAGCAATTGTGGAGAGTGTGGGGGAGGCTCAGGTAGCCCTTAATTATCGGTACATTGAGAAGCGTAAGCCTAAAGAGGCGGCGTTAGCCTTGGATATGCTGGCGGCAGGGGAGACATACTCCAAGGTGATGTCTACTACGGGTATAGGGTTTGTGGCACTTTCTGCTTTGAGGGCGCGGCATGAGAGGGCTTTGGAGGTGAGGCGCAAGGAGCTTGCATTAGATGGCTTTGAGATGGCGGAGAGGATGCGAGCGTTGGTGGCGAAGAAGGCGGAGATGTTGATGGAGGATGATGAGGCGTTGATGAAGACGCCGCTGAAAGACCTAACGCTAAGCTATGGCATTAGCGTGGATAAGGGGTTGCAGGCTCTTGGGGAGCAGAAGGTGGTGGTGGAGCATCGGACGGGGAAGCCCACTCTGGCTGATGCAATGAAGGCTATTGAGGAGGCGCGGGCGGCTTTACAAAAGGAGGCTATTCCAGTTGAGTCATCCATTGTTGAGGGAGTGGGATCCGAAGCTGACGTGGACGAAGAGCGTAAGTAAGGAGGGCATAGTGAGTTGGTGGTGCGCGGCGACACGGGTGAAGGTGGTTTATATTGCTAAGCAATGTCTTTAACGTGGCGCAATCATCCTGTTCTAAAACCTCCTACGGTGGAGGAGATGGCGCGGATGGAGCCGGACAAGCTGGTCCAGCTATGGACGCTCTACCATGAGGCCATTGAGAACGCGGAAAGAGATCCGTACAGGTACGGCTTTGTCCTGCCGAATTGGGACAGGGCGGATGAGTTGTTGTCCCAGAGGAATGAAATCCTGATTAGCGGAGGCAATCGCTCAGGTAAAACGACTTACGCTGCGCGAGCTTGTGTAAGGGCCGCTATTGAGAATCCCGGGTCCATCATCTTCTGCTTTAGTCAGAACGCGGATGTGTCCATTAGACAACAGCAGAGTGCCATCTACGATGCGCTTCCTGAGGAGATGAAGAGGAAGGTGCTGGGTACAGAGGAGAACGTCTCGTATACGCGAAAGAACGGCTTCTCTAAGGCCAGCCTGATTCTGCCGGGGTCGCTCAGCCAAATCATCTTTAAGACGTATGCTCAGTTTTTGAACAACGACACGATTCTTGAGGGCGCGGAGTTGGGTAGCCGCGATCCGAAGTGGATCAATATTGGGACGTGGTGCGACGAATATCTGATTGGGCCAGAACTTCTGGCTACCCTGCGGTTTCGTCTAGCCACCCGTAACGCCAAGATGATAGTGACGTTTACGCCTATTGATGGTTACACGGAAGTGGTGCGGGACTATATGGAGGGTGCGCGGACAATGGAGAGCCGGGAGGCTGAGCTTCTAGACAACCGCCGAGTTCCTTATACGCAGGAGTCTAAAAACCGGAGTGCGTACATCATCTACTTCCACAGTAGAGACAACCCCTTCGGGGGTTACGATCGCATCGCGGAGGACTTAAAGAACCGCCCCGAGGACGAGATTCTATGCCGTGCCTACGGCGTTCCGACCAAGAGCAAGAGTACCCAGTTCCCCAACTTCTCGGTAGAGCTGAACGTCGTACCGCATGAGAAGATCCCCGCCAAGGGGATTACGCGGTATATGGTCCTTGATCCCGCTGGCCGAAAAAACTGGTTCATGGCTTGGGTCGGCGTTGATGAGAACGGTACATTCTGGGTCTACCGGGAATGGCCGGATGTCAACGTGGGGGATTGGGCCAAGTGGCATGGCGGAAAGTGGATTGGCGGCGAAGGCTCTAAGGGACTAGGATACGGCATTCGTGATTATGTAGAGCTTATTGGTAACTTGGAGGAAGGCGAGACGGTCTTTGAGCGACTAATTGACCCACGCTTGGGTGCCGCGAAGTATCAGACGCAGAACGGAGCTTCATCTATCATCGAGGATTTGGCGGATGCGGGGCTGTCGTTTGTTCCTGCGCCGGGGTTGGACATCGAGGATGGTTTGCAAGCAATACAGACCAAAATGTCTTACAACCGCAAGACACCGATGGATAGTGTTAATCGCCCGCACTTTTACGTTTCCGACCGCTGTCAGAACATCATTACAGCCTTGCAGGAGTACACCGCTGAGGGTGGGCCTGACGAGGCGTGGAAAGACCCTATCGACGTAATCCGGTATGCCGCGATTGATGGCATTCGCTACGTTGACGAGAAGAGCTTTAACACTAACCGCCGAAACTCTGGAGGATACTAATGCAACCTATCAATACCCCCGTCATCGCGCTGGCCGACAAGCTGGGCGTTCCCGTTAACAAGCTGCTGGAGATTAAAAACCTCAAGCTCGTCAAGGGCGAGCATTACACCGGCTACGGCAAGAACACCTACTTTACGCCCAAGGGCGTTGAGGAAGTGGAGCTTGCGTTGGAAATCCCGCTGGCTGTGCCGGACAAGCTAAACGGTGTAGTGCTGCATTCTGCCAAAAATCCCGACTGGGTGATGGTGAAGTTGGAACACAAGGATGGAAAAACCCCGGTGAAGATTGGCCGTAAGTTCCGTGGTAAACTTATCGGGAAGATAATTTTAATTGACGCTATTACGGACGCAAGCGGGTCCACCACCTATCGCCATGCAGAACTCCGAGGATGATCCAACATCTAATCGTGAGTGGCTGGCCGAACATGTGGATCGCCTGCTTGGGTTTGAGATATTGCATCGTTCGATTCACGCAACGTATCAACCTTTAGAAGCTACCGCACTCTCCGACAAAACCGGGATAGACCGCAACGCGGCTAAACGGGTTATCAACAACTTACGCAAAACGCTACATGACCACCGAAGATAATACCGAGGCTTTAACCTATGCTTCTAACAAGCCGAATGTTAGGGCTTTGGTTGACGCTTTCGACCGCACGGCGAACGACTTGGAGTTCTACTTTGATCAATGCCGCGATAGCTATGATTATCGGCGCAACATCTGGCCGGGGAAGTCGGACGATCTGCG